AGGAGGTAATAGCGCTTATAATACAGTATGTGCTACGAGCGCTGAATGGGATAGTGTATACTCAAGCGTAAATACCACAAGTGCTCAATGGGATTCAGCTTACACAGACGTGTCTGAAACGAGTGCTCAGTGGAACAGTGTTTATACAGACGTTAGTGAGACCAGTGCTGAATGGAATTCAGTATACACAGACGTAAGTGAGACCAGTGCTGAATGGGATTCAGTTTACACAGACGTGAGTGAAGCGAGTGCTGAATGGGATTCAGTCTACACAGACGTATCTGAAACGAGTGCTGAATGGGATTCGGTTTACAGTTGGGTCAATAGTGACAGTGCTACCAACAATACAGATTACAATCAAACACATTTTGTTAATGCTAGTGGTGACACGATGACAGGTAAGCTAGAGATTAAATCTAGTGAACTAGAAGTAGGTGGTAATATAACAATGGCTGGTGATTTAATACACCAAGACGATACCGGTACCAAGATATCATTTAATACAGACATCATAACACTAGAAGCCAATGGCCAGGAATTTATAACTATAGATGGTACCCAACCGACACCCGATACAGTTATTATTAATGAAGCTGCCACAACACCAGTACACTTTATAATCAAAACACCAAGCAACCATCCAGCGTTATACTTTAGAGGTAGTGATGGTTTCCTAGGCTTAGGTACATCCGCCATGGGGGTCAAGTTGACAGTTGTGGGTGGTATATCTGCTAGTGAAGGTCTTGAGATAGAGGGTGATGCTACTATAAAAGGTAACACAACACTCAGTGGTGATGTGACTGTTGAGAGTTCATTGACTGGAGTTGATGCTAGCTTTACTGGTAGTTTATCAACATCAGGAGAGATGGTGAGTGCTGGAGTACCGTTACATAATATATTCTCGACAGACGTAGATATATGGAATGATCTGACAGTACATGGCAGCATAAGCGCCACAGATGATACAACTATTGACGGTACCTTATCTGCTGGGAATGTATTATCAGAGACTGGTTATCAAACATTAACAGGAGCGGGCATCAAAGTCACAGGTATCACGCAAGATATTAACATCGGTGGTCATGTGTTACATATAGTAAATGGATTGATTGTTGGGGTGACGGATGAGTAATTGCGATGATGGTGCACCACACACACCACCGCCTGTAAAGCCGTTGCATGAGTTTTACAGTTCAAATTTAAACCCTAAAATAACAACCTACGAGAAGCTAGCGACTCGTATTGCATACACATTGGGTTATCCTCAAATTAATATAGAGGCTCACCAGAATCAAGTGTTTGAGAATATCAGTATTGCGATCGAGATGTTCAGCAAATTTGCTGGATACACTGAAGAGTACTTGACATTCCACTCTAGTTTGTATGAACCTGGTAAAGGTCTTCGAATGGATGTGCTGATGACAGCTACAGAGCAATTGGCTGGATCATATGAAGCTGATCCAAAGGAGACAACCCTCGACAAATCATTATATGAGATCGGTAATAGTATCATAGGCGGAGGTCCAATTGATATGGCTGTAAATTATAAGGGATACCCGGATGGTGAGTCACAATGGGAAGGTACTAAGACACGTAAATCTCATGGATCTCGTACTAGTAGCCGGCCTGATGAATCTCAACGCGATCAATTGAACGAAAAACTAACCAAACCGTTTCCTAACATGAAAGGATATGATTACCTGACCGATAGTTACAGAAAGGTTATAGACATTTTTGCATTTGAGGAAGGTACATCTACAGGTATCAACACTTTATTCACAATAGAACAAACACTAGCACAACAGACATACTTTAGTTATGCTTTAGGTAAGTACGGATTTGATTTAGTAAGTTGGTACACAATGAAGAATTGGTTAGAGGACAGAAGAAAAATGTTGTCACAAGATTATTATTGTAGATTTGATGACAGGAAACAGACACTATACTTGACACCTGAACCTAACAGAGGTAACAGACGTACACAGTTCTACGGCCTTATAGGTGCATACGTTGAAAGACCTGTATGTGAATTAGTATCTGAAGCATGGGTATATCAATACGCATTAGCATTAACAAAAATCGTCATCGCTCGAGTGCGTGGTAAATATTCTGGTACAAACTTATTTGGTGGCGGTTCTCCTAACTACAATGAATTGTTAAGTGAAGGTAACACTGACAAGAAGGAGCTCGAGACTAAGCTATATGAAGGTGTTCCTGGATTCGGTGACGGTGAACCGCCAATGTTCTTTGTTGGTTAATCATATGGATTATATATACAAAATAACAGTCACTCGAGTTGTCGATGGTGATACTGTTGATGCTATAGTACATTTAGGTTTTGATGTAGATCTTAAAAAGAGAATAAGATTACATGGAATAGATTGCCCAGAAACACGTACTAGAGACAAAGCAGAGAAAGTTAGAGGCTACGCGGCAAAAGAATTTTTACAGGGTATAGTGGATCATCAAAAAGGTCAATTGTATCTACAGTCTATTGACAAAGGAAAGTATGGTAGGTGTGTGGGTATATTATATGAGGCTAATTTTGAAGGTAGTATTAATGATGCTATGATATATGAAGGTCATGCTGAAGTGTACCGGAAATGAAGAAGAAGCCATATAAAAAATACACCAAATTCAGACAAGGTATATACAAACCAGTTCATAGTGAAAAATATGACGGGTCTAAATATCCTAGATATCTAAGCAGCTGGGAATTAAAGTTTTTTAAATGGTGCGATATAAACCCTACAGTATTGAAGTGGTCTAGTGAGTCGGTATGTGTGCCTTATATATCACCAGCAGATGGCAAGATGCATCGGTACTTTGTTGATAACGTGGTACATATACAAGAAGGAGCAAAGGTTGTTAAATATCTAATAGAGATAAAGCCATATAAACAAACAAAACCGCCTGTAACAACCGGCAAGAAAAAGCGAACCACGTTAGTACATGAGGCTGCTACATGGGGTGTCAATCAAGCTAAATGGCAGGCAGCAATGAAGTGGGCTGATAAAAACGGTTACATTTTTCAACTAGTGACTGAAAAAGATTTTACATTATTCACCAGATAATAGTAGAATTTCTAGTTTTTGAGATAAGTAATTAGAATCATATGCACGCTAACCTATTAATAGAGACGACAGATCCGAGTGATTTTGAATACATTATTGAAGAACGTAATGGCAAAGGTGAACAGAATGTTTATATCAAAGGACCATACGCCATGGCTGGTACTTCTAATAAGAATGGTAGAATCTACTGTGAGAAAGAGATGCACAACGAGGTCAAGCGATACACAGAACAAATGATTAACACCAAGAGAGCTTTAGGAGAACTAAATCATCCAACTAGTGCTGATGTAGATCTTGAACGAGCTTGTCACATGGTAACAGAATTGAAAGCATGCCCCCATAACAAAGGAGTATACATCGGAAAATCTAAAGTGTTGAGTACTCCAACAGGTGCAATTGTTAAATCATTGATCAATGATGGTTGTAGTGTTGGTATGAGCACCAGGAGCCTAGGCAAACTAGTTCAATCAGAAGACAATTCTGGAGAAAACCACGTACAAGACATGCGCTTAGTAGCTATTGATTGTGTGGCGGATCCTAGTTTTGGTGAAGCATTCGTCAATGGTATTCTAGAGAGCAAACAATTTATCCTCAACCAATCCGGTATGTATGTAGAAGCATATGATAAGTTTGAAGCTGGCTTGGCAAACATGCCAAAGAATGACGTTCAAAACTATTTAAAAAATAATATACTAACTTTTATTGAGTCAATTAAACAGAAACTATAATGAGTAAACACAATACCAACACAAACGAACGCCAGTCGGTCATGAAGTTTATCAGTGATATCGGTAACAAGAACTACGCGTCTGCAAAAGAGTCACTCAAGGTGGCGATAGAAAAAAAGCTATTTAACAAGATAAATGCTAACAAAAACATAAATATATTTAGAGATGAGTGAAAAACAAATTAATAACCAACTTAAAGATCTAGGCGACGGAATCCTCACAGAGGAAACTCTAGCAGAGCTAGAAACATCATTCCATGAATCAGTAGACGAGCTAGCTCAATTACGTGTTGAGAAAGCACTAGTTGAACAAGACGAAGAGCATGCTGTTAAGCTTGAGAAGCTTTTAGAAGCTATTGATAGTGATCATACTAACAAACTTCAGAAGGTTGTAGAGGCAATCGACAAAAATCACTCAGAAAAATTAGTCGCTCTCGTAGAGAAGTTCAAAACGGAAATTGATGGAGACGCTAAAGTGTTTAAAGAAGGCTTAGTAGACAACATCAGCAACTACTTAGACTTGTATGTTGAAGAGACTTTACCAGTAGCAGACATTCAAGAAGCTATCAAGAACAAACATGCAGTAACAGTATTAGAAGGATTGAGAAAAGCCTTGTCAGTTGACAACGCTCTTTCAAATGAATCAGTACGTGAAGCTGTTATGGACGGTAAACGTCAAATCGATGAAGCTTCTACTGCAGCAACTAAATTAGCTGAAGAGAACAAAATTCTCAAAGAAAGCTTAAGTGCTCATCGCGCTGAATTAGCATTAGACAAACTCACAGAAGGTCTACCTGCTAGCAAAAGACGTCACATGTACAAAGTACTTGAAGGCAAGTCCGCACAATTTATTAACGAGAACTTCCAATACACATTGGACATGTTTGAGAAAAATGAAAAATCTAAACTAACCGATCTCAAGGCAGAAGCCACTAGTGGCAAGAGAGTCATCGATCGTCCAGTTTCAAAGCAAGCTCCTGTAATTAAAGAGAGTGTTGAATCCCAAATCGCGCAAGTAGAACCTGACAACAAACAAGACGGTCATCTATTTAATAACTATATGGGTGAGCTTAAGAAATGGTAACATCAATTTTAAATGAGGCTTTACAGCCTGAGTATGTAAGGAAATTAATAATATGTCACAGGTAAAACCCGCACAATCATATATTGATGAGGAAAGAGCTGGAACACTTCTTGAGAAGTGGGCACCAGTTTTGGATTACACATCCGATAACGTTAAACCAATCACAGATGATCATTCTCGTTTGAACACCGCTATTCTCTTGGAAAACCAAGAGTCATGGTGCTTGAGAGAAAATTCAGCTGGAGCTGGTGGAGTATTCGGATCTGCTACTAGCATGGGTCACGGAGGCGCATCGACGCCTGCGCAAGACTTTTATGCGAAAGGCGATGCACGTCTTCCAAAAATTCTCATCCCTATGATTCGTCGTACATTCCCTGAACTAATTACTAATGAGATTGTAGGCGTTCAACCAATGAGTGGCCCAGTCGGACTTGCTTTCGCAATGCGTTACAAGTACGAAAACGAAACCTTAGGTAACGGTGTAGACGGCAAAGACTTCAGTACTGGTCGTACA